GCTGTTGTAATATAGCGCCATGTCTGCACCGCCTGTTCACGAAAATGATATCCATAGGTTTCCATCATAACTCATACCGATGGCGTTGTTATTCACTTTGGAAAGCCCCACCTGGTCTTTGGTGTGACTGTGTATGCTGTTGGCCTTGCCGTTCAGTTTGGTGTTCATTTCCGTTTCGGTGTAATATCGGTCGTCGTGGGTGTGGCTTGCCTTCGCCTGTTCTACGGGTTGGTTCGATTCGTTGCCGGCATAGACGGTCCCGTCCTTGGCGACAGCGATCTCGCTGTATGGCAGATCAGCGGGGGCTTTTGTGGCGCCGCTCTGCCGGTAATGTTTGATACTTCCTTGTTTGGCCATCAGTATGTCCCTCCATCCAATTTCAAAATCGGCACGCCGTCGTCATCCAGTTCCAGCAACAGATTTGCAGCCAGCGCGCCCCAGGAATCGCCCTGCTGTTGGACGGTACTGGATACTTCCACGGCAACATCCTCCAGCACAGTCGCGCCTTGCCGGTTGCGGAACGTAAGCCGGGGCTTTCCGTCCGCCTCCTGCACAATCATGTCTTTAAATGCACGCGCCAAATATGCCACCTCCCATGGTAAAAGCCAATGTCTGCCTTGCGTTCCGCTGTGCCGTCAGAGCTGTGTACAGCCCGGCCAGCGCGCTTTCTATTCGGTTCAGGTCGTCATAGTCCCATACACGGCCATTGGCCTCATAGGCGCGCGCCCGCTCCGAGCGGGGCGGACGGAACGTGTTGTCCAGCAGCGCGTCCACATTGTTGTCTACGTTGGCGAAGAACTCCACATACGGAAATCCTGCCGGGCCATAGTCTTCCATATCCGCCAGCGGGAACGGCAGATACAACTGCCGGGCCATGTCCCGCAGATGCAGAATATTGCCGCGAATGCGGGCATAGTCCGGGTCGAGCATGACGGGGTCCGTTTTCTTCCAGTCGGTTTTAGGGGTTACCCATGCCATCAATATGTCCCTCCATCCACGCTGCCCGCCTTATCCACCACGCCGTCACCGTCCGCGTCATAGGTGGAAAACCGCTTCTTGATTTTGCCAAACAGCACGGACAGCTTTTCCCCGCTGGCAATATCCGCGTCCTGCGCCGTCTCGGTAAATTCCACCGTTACATTGGAGCCGTTCCCGGTCTCCGGTAATAACGGCAGCCCCCGGCCGTCCGGGTCATATACAGCCTTTGTCATGTCGCCGCTGCCGGAAGCCGCCATCTGGTCATCCACATATTTCTTTGTAGTCGCATGCATATTTTCCGTGGGCGCGGCATGCAGCGTTAAATCCCCCGTCATCACGCCGCCAGAAAGAGGCAGCGCCCCCGCCTGCTGTGCGGTCACACCATGTGGGTTGCTCCCGCTGTCCATGTGCGCCTTGGCCGCTGCCAGCGTGGTGGCGGGCGCGCCGTTCCAGGTGCCGGTCCCCGCAACCGCCCTGATCGCGTTTCCGATGGCCGTCAGCAGCGTCTGCAGCGTACCACTGGTCGTCAGTACCGTGCGCGGTCCGATTTTGGCGTCCGTAACGCTGTCGTCCGGGTGGTCCAGTACGTCAGCGGCTTTATGCTGCGACAATTCCAGCTTTGTGGCCTTTTCCTTTTCCAGCCGCACATCCTCCAGGCGCTGGCGCTCCATCTCAGCGTCTATGATGCCGAGGTCGTAGGTCAGGTCCTCGATGTCGGCCGCATCGTTCGCCTCGCCCTCCCGGGCGCCGCGCTCCGGCAGGCGCATGTTGTAGAATTTGCTGCGTCTCATTCTTCGTCCACCATCCTTTTGGCGATCATCTTTCCTTTCAGCCCGCCGCTGAACGTCAGCTCATTTTTGAGCACCCGCGCGGGCGCGGAAAACGGCGCGAACTGGCTTTCCAGCCAGATTAGGTCCCCGGGGTCCAGCTCCGGGCTGCCCCGGTACTCAAATTCGTAGGTATTCCGCAAAAGCAGCCAGTCCCGCACCCATTCGGCCACCGCCAGCGCGTGCACGGCGTCGGTGACGAGCGGGTTGTCCAGCGTCTCCACGCTCCCGTTATCATCCGGTTTTTCCACGGGCGCCGTCACGGTGCGGGCGCTGCTTTCCAGCTTGCGCCCCGTCACCGTTACCACAGCTTCGCCGCTCCCGGTAAGCGTCAAATCCGCCGCAGCCGCAAAAACGGCCTTTGCGGCCACCACAGCCCCCGTCACATCCACTGCCACGTCCGCCGCCTGCGAAAAGGTCAGGTGCAGCTCCAGCGTGCCATTTACGGCATAGCTTTCTTTGTGCAGCTCGCTGGCCGCTGCCTCCGGCGCGTAAGTATATGCCGGGCACTCCACGGCCCACAGCGTGGGGATCTGGCTCACCTTGGGGCGGGCCAGCATCGTGTGGAAGTCCAATTTAAAATTGTCCTGTACGTCGTTGGCAGGTTCGATGCGGATATACCCCTCCCGGTCGGTGTACAGCACGCAGCACGCCGCGTGGGCGATGAGCTGCAGCAGTTCCTTGTGCTTTTTTGCGGGCAGTGGCGCGGTGGTCATAAAGTCCGCAAGCCCCTCCCACAGCTTCCAGGGCGGCGCGGCGCCGCTGAACGGTGCAAGGCCGCTGTCCTCCAGCACATCCAGCGCAAGTTGGTACAGGGTGCGCCCGGCCGGAGCATACACCCCTTTGTAGTAAGTGCCGTCCAGCCCCGAAAGCGCGTCCTGCGCCTTAAAGCTGGCTGACAGCCCGTCCACCGTGGGCTGGCCCGTCAGGTAGTACCGCCCGCCGGGCACCCATTCCGTCACGCCGCCCTCGTACACTTCGCGCCAGCCGTTCAGCTCCAGCTCCGCCCAAGTGTTCGCCGCAACGTCTTTCCACGTCATGCCCCCGGCAAGGTACTGGCCGTACTCCACCTTCACCGGGTTCTGTTCGGAGATGTACTTGTAGATGCCGGAGGCGTTGTCCGGGTCGTAGAGATATTGGCCTCCCGTGCCCGTCAGCGTGTTGATGTTGACGATCGTAAAATCAAACGTATTCGTGGGCAGGCGGCGGGAAATGGGGTCCACATCCAGCTTGTGCACAGCCTTTTCCACAAGGCGGTTGTCGAACACAAGACCGAAGCCGAACATCAGCTGCTGCAGCCGCATGCGGCGGTACGGCCTTGTCATGCGCGGGAATGTGAACGCCAGCGCGTCAAAGCGCTCGATGGCGTCGGGCGTGGTGTATACGGCCGCGTCCGGCGTGTAATCCGCCGTGAAGAACACAGCGCCACCGCGGCTGGCCGTCAGGTGCATTTCCTCGGGCCAGTCCCCGCAGGCCGGGTCAAATGTGAATGTTAAACCGGGCACGGTGTGCGTTTTGGAAAACGTCAGCACCATGCCCGGAACGTCCGCCGCTGCGAAAACACCGTCCGCACCGCACAGTGCCGCAGACACAAACCCCTCGGGCCGCAGGTCGGCGGAGCCGGGCTTGGGGGGGATCAACTGCGAGCCGTCGGCAAGCATGCGTCCCGGCTCAAAGGTGGCGTAAGTGGCGCGCGGCGCGCCGTCCTCCAGCAGCATCGTGTCCGGGCGCGAGTAGAACGCCCCCGGCGTCGTTTCCGGCGGCGCACAGGTCGCGGCCGCGTCGGTGTCCGTCAGGCCGAAGGTGATGCGGATGTATCCCTGCGGCGCGATCTGCTCCTGCACCGCCGCCTGGTACAACGATGATGTCTTTTGCAATCACACCACCCCGCAGTCAATGACGTTGAACGACGCGTCGCGGTAAAATCGCGGTTCACCTGTTTCCGTGCTCACCACGAAAGGATTTGTTTTCACGTCGCCCAAATAGAAAAGCCGCGTTTCCCATTGGCCAAAGTTGTGGTTGAAGTAGTGGCAGTAGAAAGTAAAATGCCCTTGTTCAAACCAGCGGTTCATTTCCCACCATTTTTCTGCCGGCATGACGGACCAGGCCAGACTTTGCTTGTGGACGCTGCGACCGACCATCCGGCCCACTACCTCACCGTTTGCATTGCGAGCACTGTCCACCATGCGTGAGGTTTCAAAAGGTGCCTTGCCCTCATCCGGGTAAGGCACCATAATCGCATAATTCTCACGATCCGTCGCTGGTGATGAGCCAAGATAGATATATCCTGTTTTTTCTTCCATCTTGTCAATCGCCTCTTTCCTAGTATGCTTCTGCGAATACGCCGCCCACAGACGCGCCGCGATTCGTTTTGATGCGGTGCTGGTTGCGATAAAGCACATCCCCGTCTATCTCTTCAGTGACGTTCACAACGATGTCGCCGCCAAATCCCGCTGTATTGGCGGAATCCATCGCCTCCAGAAAAGCCTGTTTCATCCGGTCTTCCGGCGCGACGATCTCCGGATTATTGTTCGCCCCCGGATATTCGCCGCCTGCGAAGAGCGTCGGTTCCTTCAGAACTGCGCCGGTAGCCAGCAATGGGATCTGCTGCGCGGTAATGGGAGTAATGGAAAATCCGATGCTTTTTCCGCCGAATAGCGGAACCCAATCCGGGATATGCACATTCAGGTGGTTGAGCACATCTATCACTGCGTTCATCCCGCTCACGACGCCGGAAATCATCCCGTTCATAAACCCGATGATGCCGTTGACGATAGGGCGTAAGGCGTTTTTGATGCCCTCCCATACGGAAATAAATCCGTTCCTGATATTGTCCAGCCATACCGTAATTTTTGTCCAGATAGCCGTTAAGCCGTTCAACATGCCGAGCATGATATTTCTGCCCCAGCCCTCGGCCACACGGCTCGGGCTGTGCATGTCAAAGGCGTCTGCGATTCCGTCCCCAATCGGCTTGAAGATGTTTTTGTATATCCAGTCCCAGATGCCTTTTATAACGCTCCAGATGCCATTGAGCAGGCCGGTGATGAGCTGAACGCCGAGCTCTTCCGGATTTCCTTCGCCAGTCACGAATTGGTCGAATCCCGCGAAGAACTGCTCTTTGATCCAGTCCCACAGATCTGAAAGCGCGCCCTGGATAACGCCCCACAGTGCGCCGAAACCTGCACCGATGACCGAACCTACCGCGTAAAACACACCCGGCCAGTCGATATTGCACAGCATATCTTTTATGCCGGTTCCTATGGCTTTCCAGTCTACGCTGTGAATCGCATCGACAAGCGCATTGCATGCGCCGATGATTCCGTTGCTCAGGACCTGCCCCAGCTGCGCCCAATCCAGCGTGGCCAGGAAAGTGCCCAGCGTGCGGATGGCAATCGTGAATTTTGAAACGAGAAGCGCGCCGATCTGTGCGCCGTCCACTTGGCTCAGCGTACCGTTGACAAGCCCGGCCAGTTTCGCGCCCAGGCTGTTCCAGCCGAATGTGGTGATAAGCCCATACGCGAAAGAGATGCCGTTCTGCAGTTTCTTCCCGAACCTTTTCCCCCAGCCGTTGGCGTCGAAACTGTTCAGAATGCTGTTGGCTTTCTCCGCGAGAATAGCCCCGGCCCCCTCCCAGTCTCCGCCCTTTATGGCATCGAGCACCTGATCGAGCAGTGTGGATTTTCCCTCAAAATCGAAGTTTGGAAGTATTTCATCTGCGCCGCCGCCACCGCCGCTTGAAGCGTCGTCCTCCTTGCCCGTGTCGATCACGTTCAATTCGTCAAAGCCGAGTGTGTTATTGGCCTTTTGCAGGTCCTTTACGTCCTTGGCCGCGCTCCCTGCCGCGCTGCCGTAGCTGTGCATGGATTTTGCCGCGGATTTCATGCTGCTGATGCTCTTCCCTGTCAGCAGGTTGATAAGCTTTGCGATGTAGGAAAACACCGTTGCCGCCGCGTTGGCCAGCGCCGACAGTGCGGGTGTGAGGGTTTGTATAATGGGCGCCGCCGCGACAGACGCCGCGCCTTTTAGGTTGCCCATAGCGCTGCGCATCTGCTGTGTGCTTAAAATGGCGCTTTTCAGATATTCGGTCATTTTCCGCAGGGCTGCGGATATCCCGTTAAAAATCAGGGCGCCGGACACGATGCTGCGCAGGCGGGTGCCGAAGCTCTGGACGCCGCCGTTTGCTTTTTTCATGCCTGAACGGAATCCAAGAAGCGATTTTCCCAGTTTCCCCAGCATGGAAACGCCTTTTTTGCACCAGCCAAATAATTTTGAGAAAAGCGTTTTTACACCGCCAACTGCCATGCCAGCAGACATCTTTCCAATGTTCAGCAGCCCTTGTTTCACTGTATTGAGCGCCGCGTGCGTTTTTTCACTCCAGCTCTCTGTGTCGTTTTCACCAAGAGCTGAATCTAATGCAGTTTCGGCATTGCGTGCCGATGCAGATACCTGGTCCAGTGCAAGGCGCTCGCGTTCCAGGCGGGCCGTGCAATCATCAATGCGGGCCAAAGTTTCAGAAGATGGCCTGCCGTTTGCACTGGCTTCGTTGGTTGCCATGCTCAAAAGCGCCGTTCTTTCGGCTCGCAGAGCCGCATATTTCTGCCGCTGCATCTCCAAAGCATAATTGGCCTTATTTACCGCATTTACGAGAGATTCATATTCCGTTCCATATGTATCAGGAGAAATATAATCTGCGTTGACCGGACGTGCCAAAGAAGGCGAGCGCTTCGGAGACGGAACGGTATTTTTCGCTTGCTGAGTTGCAATCTCATCCTGCTTACGTCTGGATTCTTCCAGCAATTTTTTCTGGCGCTCAAGCTCCGCGTTTTGTCTATCCCATAGGTGCACGAGTTCATCGCTGCGCTGAAGTAATTTCTGGTATTCTTTGTCCTGAGCCAGAAGACTCTCCAATACATATTGCTGATTGGGTGCGCCTTCCGGGATATAGTTGTCGCGCTTTTCGGTGCGTATCCTATCCAGTGCAGCGTTTACAGCATCGATTTCGGCTTCCGTTTTGGCAAGGCTTTTCTGCGCCGCTGCAAACGATTTGCTGACTGATTTTCCCGCAGAAACGCTCTTAGAAGAAACTGTTTCCAGCGCCTCCGCAGCCTCCCTCACAGGCTTTTCAACGTTCTTCACCGCTTTTTCCGTTACTGTGGCGGCTGTCCCGGCGGCTTGCTGTAATGCAGGCAGAGATTTCTTTATAATCCCATCCAATTTTGCCTGCACTTTTTCCAATATTGGAAGAGCTTCATCTGCCTTTGCCTTGACGATGATCTCAAGCTCTTCTACGGTTACCGCCATGTGTCCTCACCTCCTTGGCGACATACAGAAATACCCCGGCAGAATCTGCCGGGGTCATCCCATCAAAAATTTTGTCCACGCTTCAATTTCGGCGGCGCGCCGCTCTTCCGGCGTCATATGCTTGGGAGACTTTTTCCCAAACAGGCTCGGATACAGTTCTTTCAGGTTGAGCACTCTCGGTTTTTTCTGCTGCGTGGATATCCATTGCCGGTACAGCCCATCCAGCAGGATCGCCTGTTTCTTGAAGTCCTCTTCCTGTCGGTCGTTCTGTGCCTGCACATATTCGCCTATCTCCCTGTGCGTCATTTCCCCAAATTCCAGCGGGGATATACCGCATGCATAAGCGGCCGCCCGGCTGGCGTCAATTACCGCGCGCCAAGTTCGGAGGCCACCATGCCCTCGGCCACCTTGTCCACCGCGCGGTTGACGATCTCGCCCAACTCCAGCGCCGGCTCCTCCAGCCATGCCTTCAGCCGCTCCTTCGTCATCTTCCGGCCGAAAAAACCGCGTTCATTGATCTCCGTCAAAAGGGCAACGTACAAATTCTGCACCGACGCCTCACTGTTTTCCTCCAGATATGCGTCCAGCAGGTCCGCAGCATCCTCCAGCTTCTTCAGAGCACCGTCGGAAAGAATCAGTACCGCCGTGGTCAGGACACGGATATTCCCCGCCTGCGCGGCCTTCTGCCAAAAAAGCTGCGTGTCCTCGATGTGCAGCCGTTCCTCCAGGAGCAGCATCAGGCGTGTTTTCAGTTTCAGTTCCACTTCTTTTTCTTTCGTTACGATAAGCATGTACATTTCCTCCAGATCGTTGTGTATTTTCAGGCCGAAACGGCACTCCGCAGCATACGGTTGCAAGCATATGCTGCGGACTACCGTCAGGTAGTCCATCGGGAATCAGCCGCCTCCGGTGGGAAGTCCGGTCGTCAGGTCTTCTGGCGCGGTGGCCTTGTAGATCTTCAGCATGCATTTCACCATGTCGTCCAGCTCCAGCGCCGCCAGAGTAATGCGGAAATCTCCCTTCCATTTTTTCACGAGTGATTTTGCCGCGGGCGTGCTTCCGGCGGTGTTGTCTGGCAGTTTTACATACCAGAACAGGTTTTTGCCCTCCAGGGCTTTCAGTGTCGTGTACTGCTCTTTGTAGTAGAGAATCTCCACCTCGATGGCGCTGAACGGTTTCACGCCCGGGACGCCGAACTCAACGTCGCTTTCCAGCGTGCGGTACGTGATATCATCGGGCGGAGTGTCCACCTCCGGGATGCCCTGTACGCCGAACACCTGCGTAGGTGCAACGGTGTCCGTTTCCGCATAATAAAGCTCGGTCAGCACAGTTGCGGACGGAGGCGTAAATTCTGCATTGTATTTTGCCAAAGTATATCCCTCCAGTTCAGTTGTTTCTTTCAAATGTGTTGTCAATGGCGTTCCAGCGGACCTCAAAGTACCCTCCGAAACGCCATTTTTCCGTGATATCGTCCTGCTGGCTGGGCACGTTCCCGGTCTGCCGCAGGTTCAGTTTTTCCAGCTCTGTGCGGAGCTGTTCAAACAGGCGCACGGCGTCAAGCTGCTTGTCCGCCCACACCTCAACCGTGATAGAGATATCGTAGGCCCTCCCCATATACAGAGGGCGCGCCAGCGGCACGGAGAGCGTGCAGCACGGAAATACGGCGCGGGTGCTGGGATTTTCCAGCATCACGCTTTCTTCGTCCGGGAACAATCCTGAATCCACCACTGTCTGCCAGAACATCACGGCAATCTCCGCCTGATTCAACGTGTGCAGCGGGTCATTCATCCGATACGTCACCTCCTCCGGTCACAAGGGCGATAATCTCTTGCTTCACAGCATTTACATTGTCGCCTCGACGGTTGAACGCCGCCGGATGGAAATACGGATGCGGCTTCATGCCGTCTACAACCCAGTATTGCGCCCCGTCGCGCCCCACGATAAGAGGATATCCGTATTTTGCGAAACTGCGCGGCACCATGCTTACATGGATAAACCATGGAATTTGCTTGGCACGCTTGAGGCGTATGGCCTCCGGGTTGCCCTGGTCATCCACTTTGACGCCTGTTCCAAATTCCACGTATGGCGCAAAACTCGTAACCCCGGTGTCGGTATATACGCGTCCGACGATTTCTCCGGTCTCGCTGTTCAGCATCTCGACCTTGATGCACTTCCCGACGACATTTGGAGCCATCCGGATGGCCAGCTTCGCCGTGTCGTCCAAAGCGCGCCGCACACCGCGCTCCGCCGCTCCCGGCAAGCCGTCGATAATACGCTGCAGTCCCGGCCCTGTACGTTTGAAATCGAAGGTCACCATTTCACACGCACCGCCTCTATCAGCGTTGGGTTTTTGGGATGTATGCCGCCTATGAACGCGCTGCGCACGGCCTCTACACGGTATTCTCCCTGCCCGTAATCCTCCAGGGCTTCCCCGTGTATCTCGACGGTGCGCTGTACCGCAGGCCGCGTCAGGTACAGGCGGTCATCCTTACCTATGTTCGGCGGCGTTTCGCTGCGCAGCTTTATAAGCTCGTTCACGGTCTTGCCGTACGCCTGGACATCAACTTCGGAGCGGTCAGTCTGAACATTGATCTCCACCGCACGCAGGCGGGTGTATACGGTCTCCTCCTGCGCTCTGATCCGCGCGGTATGGGGCGTCGTCACCCACACGGTGCTGTTGTTTTCCAGTTTCATAGCCGCAGCACCCGCAATCCTGCTGCCACGATGTTTTTGTGCAGAGTAGCTTCAATATCCTCGTAGGTATAGCTCTGGCCGCCCGCCGTGCTGCCGGTGCTGCCCTCATCGCCGCGGCGGCGCCACGCTGCGCATACAGCGTCCCGCACCAGCTTCAGCAGCGCATCCGGGGTACTGGTGCGGTTGCCGTGCATCAGGGCGGAGGCGAGAAGCCCGTCGAACAGGTCGCCAAGCTCCTCGCCCGCTTCGGACAATCCCAACTGGCGTCGGATGATGTCCAACTGCTTTTCCTTTTCTTCGGGCTTCATCGCACATCAGCCTCCCTTACGCGCCCTGCTCCGCGGCTTCCTCCAGTGCGGCAACACGCGCATCAAGCGCCGTGGTGTCGGAAGCCATGTCTGCAAGCACCTTGCGCAGCTCCGGCGCAATTCCTTCCATTTTCATGATTTCATCGGGCGTCATATCTGTTCCCTCCTATCAGGTCAGGCCGGTGATGGAGCCGTGCAGGAACGCTGGGCCGTGGTCCAGGCCGAACTGGCCGAAAATCTGGCCTTTCTCGCTGGCGCCCGTCTTGGCAAGCTCCTCGTAGAAGAAATTCCCCTTACCCGGCACAGGCTGGAACACCGGGCGCACGGCGCTCATTTCTACGGCGAGCACCGCCGTCTGCGGCATGAAACGGTCCAGGGCAATACCGATGTTTCCGAAGTCCGTTTCGATCTGCTTGATGTTGGTGCCACCGATGTTGCGGTCCGCCGGCGCATAGGAATAGATATCTGTGATGAGCTGTTTCTGCGTGCTGCCGGTCCACAAAACCATGTTGCTGAAGATGGCGCCCGCATCATACATGGCCTTGAAAAGCTGCTGCATCAGCGCCTTGGTGAGAGCTTTGCTCCCAGCCGCCACGTTTGTGCCGCCGGCGCCGGCGCACAGCGCCAGAAGGCCGCGCGTTTTGTTGGCCACATTCGCAGCGGTAGCCTTGGCGTATACGCCGTTGATGATGGTGTACTCCACGTCGCGGGCAATCTTCTGCAGCGCCTTTGCGATTTGGAAGTCTTTCTCGTCGGGCACATTGTTTTCCTGCCCGGCGGTGTTCAGGCCGCTCATGCGTCCGGCGTTGGACATCTTCACATAGCTGATATCCACAGATTCGTGGAAAATCTGCGTCACGTTGGTATTCTGGCTGCGCACGATGCCGACGGGAGCGGGTGCGGTCAGAGACGCGGTCTCCGTGATCGCAGGCTGTGCCGCTTCGGGGAAATTGTACTGGCTGTCGGTCGGGAACTCGAAATCCTCCGTCTGCATGCCGCCTTCGGTCAAGCCTCCGATGGCCGACAGGATAGGGGTATTCACTGCGTCGGCAGTGAACAGCTCACCCGCATAGTTGGGCAGGTTCCAAACGGTGCCCGTGGTCGTAATGTTTGCCATAGTCTTTTAGTCCTCCTTCTGAATGCTGAAAAGTTTGTTCTTCGCCGCCACCCGCTGGGCCAGCGGTACGTTCAGGTCAGCGGCCTGCTTTTCAAGCCGCTGGCGCTCGGTCTGCACCTGCGCGGCCACGGTCTTTGGCGCGGGCTGCTTCAGGCGCTCATTTACAGCGGCCTCGACCGCCTTTTTGAACACGGACGCCAGATTTTCAACAGTCCCCTTCACCGTTTCGGCCTTGGCGGTGCGGAAGTCGATGGTGTCCAGAAATTCCAGGGGCAGCCCGGCGGCGTTGGCTAGCTTGGATGCTTCGGCCTGCAGCTTGTAGGCATTCAGCGCCTGCTCCGCTTCATCGGCCCGCCGGATGGCCTCATCATGCTCGTGCTGTACGCGCTCGGCCTCGGTCATGTTCGCCAGCCTGTCGGCCTCCTGCTGCTTCTGGAGGGCCTTGCTGACCTCTGCGGCGATCATTTTATTCACGTCCTCCCGGGTGAACGTGCGCTCCNNNAGGCAGCGGGCTGCTGTGCAGCGCCGGTGCCCGCCGCAGGTTCCTGGGCCTGCCCATTCTGAACCGTCATAGTGGCCTGTTCCTGTGTGATATTGTTTTCGTCCATGTTCTTCTCCTGCGTTTTACGCCCGCGCGGCTTATTTGCGTTTTACGCCCGCCGGCTTATTTTTTTGGATGCGTGTATAACAAAAGGCCCGCCGCCGAAGCGTGGGCCTTGTGCTATTGAATTTGAGGAAATTCTTTCATTCGTTGTCCAGATTTACAGACGCATAACGGCATGCGCCATCGCGCCAGGCCCCGCACTCTTCCCCTGTGCATGGCAGCGGGATAAAGTCTACCCGCATCTCATAGGCGTAGCTGCTGATATTTCCACTTTCGTCCAGCTCATTTTTCTGCTTGTAGCGCTGCACTTCGCGCGCCCGGTTATATGGGCACATTTTCGGCATAATGTCCTCTCCTTTCCCGAAAAATGGGCATGAAAAAACCACCGCCTCGTGGGTGGTGGTTTAGTCCTTATATTTTTCGCAAATCTCAATAAATCGGCGCTTTTCTTCCGCCCGAAGTGCACGACGCTCCGGAGTATCAATAACGCCGCGGCTGGGAAGTTTATGTGTTTTTTTGTACGCAGCTATAATTTCATCATCTCTGCGGGTCATTTCTTTCCCCAGCGCAAGAAGCTCCGACTTTTTCTCTTCAGCTTTACTCATCTTTCCCACCTCGTATAGCAGTCGATTCCCAAGATTCTGCAGGTTTCCTCCATCAAACAATGCTGACGCAAATCCTCATAATCGGAATAGTCTGGCTTGCATCGGATTTCTAGAATATCCTGTATTCTTTCTCCGGCTTCCGCCCTCGCCTTATCCCACATTTCCCATGTAATGCCCTCCGGGCGCTCAAACCGATAATGGTATTTAAAGTCCACAGCCTCCATCACGGCGGAGCCGTCTTCAAAAAACGCGGGCATGTCCACATCTGTGCTGAACGAAAACTGCGTGCTGTCTGGCGGATGGGTGTGGATGTTGTAGCTCTCTATCATCTTATCACCCAGATACGAACAGTCAACCCCTGTCGGGTTGTTGTCCGTAATAAAGTGCACTTCTCCGTCACGGGTGATAACAAGCATGTTTTCCACGGGAGATCTTGCATATTGCTTGCAGAATGCTTTTATCAGTTTTTCAACCAAAGCATGATTGTTTGGGTCGATATGCCCTTTCATCTCATGTACAATAGCTCCCGGTTGCCCGTCATCCCCACCAGCTCCGCGGCGGCTCTCCACCTCAACCGCCTGGATCACGCTGCGGCAGGGGTGCGGCGGAGGATACACGGGCGGGGCGTTGACGCCCAGCTTCAGCTCCTCCATCCGGAACACCTTGCCGTGCAGCGCCCGGCATTCGCTCGTTGTGCGGTCGTCGATGGTCGCTATGAACCGGTACGCTTTCACGCCCGCATCTATGAACGCCTGCACCACCGTGTGCCCCACGATGAAGCCCATCACCATATCGTAGTAGCCCGCAAATCTGCCCTCCGGCGTTTTTTGCACCTCGCGGAGCTGCCATGCCCGCTGCCGCCTCAAAATAGCCTGCATCGGTTCGCTGTCCATGGAAAGTTCTTTTCCCTGGGATGAATCGACAACGGCCTGCTTGGTGATTTCTCTTGCCCGGTATGCCGCATCCGCAGCCAGTGCCTGCTCATACGTCAGGCCCGTGGGCAATGGATTGTTTGAAAGCGTATCCCGCACAAATTTGGCCCCGGGAGCATTTTTTGCTCCGAGGCGTGTAACTTCATTCCCCTCGGCAAAAGCGCGCTTGTATACGATTCTGGAGGCACTCAGCAGGGCGTCGCGGTCTGTCTCTGAAATTCTGGCGTAGCTGTCAGAAATGGCGTGCATCAGGTACAGCAGCATTGCCTCGTCGCAGCGCATCCTTGTTCGGCGCTGGGCGTCCTGCATCAGCAGCCGCAGCTCGCCGGTGCTCTCTCCCTGCTTTTTCCAGCGGGCGATATCCCGGTGCAGCCGTTCCACCTGCGCCTTGGGCAGAAGCCCCATCATGGACAGACCGGCAAAACGGTTGAGAATGTCCTGTGCTTCATCCTGTATCGCGCGGCTTTCCCGCAGGACCGCCCTGTATACGTGCCTGTTTTCCGCATCGATGGGCCGCCAGAAGGCCAGCTCGTCAAAGCCATATGTATTATCGTTACGGCCTTGCTGTGCCATTCAAATCCCCGTCCTCGCCTGTTTTGTCATCATCCTGTCCGGGTGTATCGTCTTCGTTTCCAAGTTCCTTTGCCCGCTCCACGGCAAGCTCATAGTTCGCCGCTGCTTCGGCGTCACGCTTGGCGATCTCCTCCGCAGGGTCCACCTCCACCTGGCTCTCGCTGATGCATGTCTCGTCGCTGAACAGGCCGCTGGTTTTCATTGTAGCCGCCCGGTTGATGGATTTATCCTTGTCGGTCGGAATATTCCGCTGCATCACAACGTCAATGTCGCGGAAATCAAATTTCTGTCCTTTCTTGGCAAGACGGCCGCAGATCAGCTCCCACAAAGCCAGATACCCCTTTCGGAAGATTCGGTCCATGCTGGCCGTGTATTGGTCCAGAGCATACAGCTTATATCCCAGCGCGCTTGCGTTGTCCGCATTGGCGAACGCCTCATCCGTCATATTGGGCACACCTGTCAGCATCGTGATCTCATCGTGCAGGCTTTTCAGTACATCCAGCAAGCCGGAATAGTTGACGTCCTTCAGCAGCCAGTGGATATCTCCATCATCGTCCACCGAGATGGTGCGGGCGTTCAGAATGGCCCGTTCCTCCACAAGGCGGGCCGGGTTGGGAACCATTTCTCCCTGCTCATTCAGGATGGTGGCTTGATTCTCATAGTTGTAGCCTCTCAGCAGCAGCTTCGCCTCATCGTTTTCCTGTGTCATGCTGCGGATATTCTTGCGGATCTGCTCAAAATCCTTGATGTCGCTCAGGCCAGGCTCAAAAATGGCGATGTTGTCCGGGTTTTCGAACGCCACGGCCGGGATGCCGTCCCATAAAGTGGAGCCATTGTCTCCGGCTTCCTCCTTGTAACCGTCCGAAGAAGAACGGAACATGCGCGTACCTGCTTGCGTCAAAAGCTCGATTACGGATTGAGGATTTCCAGCGTCATCCTCTTCCTTCCACATGCGCACAAGCCCGACCAGATTTGCAGGCGTTGAGTAATCCCATATGCCCACCGTCTGCTTTGAATCGAAACGGGTATACACGATTTCGTTGTCGCTGTTTTCGTACACATACAAATAGGCGCCGCTCATGACGACATAATCCCGCACAAGCTCCATGTACGTGGCCCCGTCGTCGTTGTAGCGGCGAATATAGTCAATAGCGGATTTGAACTCGCGGATATACACTTCATCGTGCGTTCTGCCCTCTCCGCAATTACGGCAGCGCACGTTGTACTGCGGCGCTTTCCCGCTCAGGTATCCGGTTACCATATTGGCGATGTAGTATTCAAAAGGCACCGTTTTCTTTTGGCCGTCGTCTCCGATGATCTCATACAGCCCGTTTTTGCGGGAATACCGCTTGTACATCTCGCGGCGGTACTCCAGAATAGGCGCGATCCTGTCCACCAGGTTTTGGATAGTCTCAGCGCTATAAGCCTCCAGGGCTTTCTGGTTCATTTGCAGCATGTATCTTTCCTCCTGCTAGACAATACGGCCGGAAGAAAACCCCCAGCCGCTTGGTTTATTGAATTGCTCCGCGACGCCCGTAGCCGCGTCCTGTGCGTCGTCGTGGGCGTTTTTGCCCTCTTTCTGGTATCTGTACATGGATTTGTAAAATTCCGGCCAGCGGTCTTTCCAGTTGGCTGGAAAATACATGTGATCGCACACCCAGGTAGCATGCGTCAGAATGCGTGCGGTCTTGTTCTCCCCCTGATGGAACCATTCGATCCGGCAGCGGTTTGAACGATATTTCTCCCGCAGAATACGCTCCACGTTGCGGGCAAACCCACGGCCGCCGTTGTTGCTCTCGATACGTGCGACCTGGCATCCTGTTTCCGCAAGCCTGCGCGCGGTCTCTTCTTCGGTTACTTCCATCCCGGCCTTGGTAAAGTACACATCCAGAACAAGCGCCTCGTTGTTGTAGTCCGCATATGTGATGCTGCACAGATAATCCTCGCCCTGGTCGGCGGTGTCGGTGTAGTTGCGTATCTGCAGCGGGATAGGCTTACCATCCGGCTTGCAGGGAAGTGTAGCGTATGTTTTGAAAGACTGGTATAACCTGCCCTGCAGGTCAATGGGAATCTGCTGATAGTTTGCAGACGCGATTTCCGGGCTCATGGGCCGCACTTTCATCTCATAGCTTTCACGGCTCAGTATTTCCGGGCACAGCATAGTGCCGTCGTCCTGCAGTGCTTTTTCAACCAGCATCCGGATTTTTTCGCCGGCTCCTGTAAAATGCTCCATCGCACGCCCGGCCAAGTCTCCGCTGGCCCACCGCGTCATGATGATGAGGATTTTCCCGCCCTCCTCCAAACGTGAGAGCATGGTGTCAGTGAACCACTTCCAATGGGCTTCCAGAACGTTCTCGTTGAATGCCTCTTCCGCCAGTTTGACAAGGTCATCGATGATGAGCCACGTCGCACCGAAGCCCGTTGCCGTCCCCTTCGGGCTTGTGGCAAGGTAGCTCGAATGATTCCCCTCCAGTGCCCAGCGGTTCGTAGCGCCGTCGCCGTATTTGATGCGAGTTTCCGGAAAGATATCGCTGTAAACTATAACGTCAGGGTCTGCCTTCTGCTCGCTGATGCCGTTGCGCACGCCCTTGGAGAACGTAGAGGAAAGGTTTTCGTTGTAGCTGCCGGTCATTACTTTCACGGTATTATCGCGGCCGAACAGCCATTCCGTGAACAGTCCGGCGGTACGGCTTTTTCCGTGCCTCGGTGGCTCGCATACGATCATCACTTTTTCATCGCTCTCCGAAAAGCCTTGCAGCTCATTGCACAGGCGCACCAGATGCGGGCGGTCCGGCTTATAGAAGTCTCCGGCACGCAGCCGGCAGTAATCCCAAAAGCAGCGCCGTGCCAGTTCGATGCGCGCATGCATTGCAATTTCCTGTCTATTCATCCCCCGCAAGCCTCCGCAGCTCCTCCGTTGTCAACTCTGCAAAGGGATTTTTTACTTTCAACTCGACGCTGTGCTCCCCTTTATCAACAAAACCGCCTGCGGCCCGGGCGCGAAGCTCGGATGCTTTCAGGCGGTCCTTAATATCATATTTAGCATTGCGCATCGTATCGCTCCAAAATCTGTTGATTTCTGTCATGTCGGCAATACGCGATTGCTCCAGCTCCCGATTTCTTGCGTTGATTTTTTCCTGAACGCCACTAATTGCCACTAATTTTGACGCATTTCCCCGGGCATACCGCTCGGAATAACCGGCGGCAATAACGGCCTGCTCCTTGTTTCCACCATTTTCGATGTATGCATCTGCGATGGCTTGCTGCACAGCAGGATCTCGGATACATGGCATTATTGCCGCCCCTTTCTTCTATTCTTTCAGCCTTTCAAGTGCCGTTTCAAAATGAACTTTATCAATCTCAAACCCTACAAAATCACGGTTGGAATTGCGGCATGCGATAGCTGTTGTACCACTCCCAATGCAACAGTCCAGCACAAGTTGGCTCGGGTTTGTGTAAGTCCGCACCAGATATTCAAACAACGCTACCGGTTTTTGCGTTGGATGAAGCCCACCACGTTGGCACGAAAATGTGAGAGTCTGCCGTGGCCAATTAGTGTACTTTGTTTCGTATTCTTTGTTTAAAGTTTTCTGGTCGTACACACAATCATCTTTCATTACGCGAGATTTTGTATGAATCTTTTTTTCTGTCGCAACCAATCCCTGTGGATTATATGTAGGTTTTTTGCGGTAGAAAACCACAATATCTTCTACACAGCGTAGTGGTTGAAACTTGGCAAAAGGAAAACCTGTCACCATATTTTTCACCCAGTACCAACAGTATCGAAAATTCTTCTGATTACTGCCAATCAACTTTGTAGTGAACGGCTGCGATGCAGTAAACACCATTGCTCCGTCTGGCTTTGTAACGCGCTCAAGTTGCTTCCAGAGGAGATCAAACGGAATAATGCTGTCCCATCTGCAGTCCGTCATACCATATGGCAAGTCTGTTAGTACCATGTCTACACATCCGTCTGGAAGTAGCGTCATTCCAGCAATGCAATCCATATTGAATATTTGATTTTTGTAATCCACTTTGCGCTCCTTTCGCAAAGCGACCGTGACCATAACAAAAGGGCCGCCCGAAGGCAGCCCTTGCGAAATTCCTGTGAATAGCTCGGCTTTCGTCTCGCTTTTCGACGGTTTAATGATAGCACGCAAAAAGCACTACAAACAACAACATTTCACAACATTTTATACGAAATCTATCTCCAATAATGCTTTATCGTGCAGACGCTGCGCGGAAATAATATCCTTTGCATCATCATCTCCGTAAATTCTAATGGCCACTTCTCGCCACCTCATAAGGCGGTAACTATCCCCGTCTCCGTCTAAATAGCGCAGTCGCAAAACTTCTCTTTCCATGGGATCACTCAGCGCATGAACTGCTGCGTTGATACATGCGATTTCCTTGTCATTGGCAGTGATAAGCGGAGAGATTTCTTTCTCATATTCCAGATACTGCTCTACAGATTTAGCCATCGCATCCCCGCCGGAACCGGTATGTTGTGGCATAAGCCGTGGTGCGGCTGGATTTATGATTACCCGGCCGCTTTCACGTCCGGGAGCTCCTGAATCTTTCAAATATTCGTAAGTACGACCGTGTATCTCAGCTCCGGCTTTCATCCGTGCCAGGCGTTCACGGCGGTTTTCGTTTTCTTTTTTCAGCGACAGATATTTCATCAGCCGCTCTTTTTTCTCTTCAGCCTCCGTGATTCTCGCCTCCTCGTGCTATCTTTTCAGAATCCAGAATGATTCCCGGTATAGCGGATGCTTGTCCGCATTTAAGAGCAGCATCAGAGTGGCCCACCCGCGTGGCGATATATACTCCACACGGCCCTGACGTGGTAAATTATCGGCCTTGAACTCTGTGTACCCTTTGCGATATGTCATCGCTGGATAAATCACATCTACAACAGCATCTGCAGTTGCATTTTCTATATACGCAACCGGTGGAACCGCCAGCGGGCGAACGGATTTCATCGCCCATCCCTCCCCGCGGCAATGCAGGCCAGCGTGGCCACAACCGCCAGTGCGACGGCCAAGACCGCCAGATTTATCAAGATTTGCATGGGTCGTCCTCCACAAAGTTATTCCTTTGTTGCGCCTTTTCTGCAAGAGCAATTCCCGTCTCGAACCCATCAGCAAAGCCGGATGCCGTATGAAGGATACGATCGAGTATGCTGCGCTCGTCATCGCTCAGGATATCCACGCCGGCGAAATTATCCATGAAAGCGTGCAGGCCGTTGATTCCGGCGCGAAGCTCCTGTATGATACACATGCCAAGTGCCTTGCGCTCGCTTTCCTCTTTCTCACATTTTGTCGAAGCCGAGGGAAGCGGAGCCTTCGCAATTGCATCGGCGTCCGCCATAACTTTTGCCTGTGCCTTTTTAGCTCTTTGCACCCAATGCGTCACTGTGCTGAGTGGAATGCCAAAGCGCTCCGCGACAGCTTCATGCGTGTTACCATCCAGCAGAATCGCCTTTACGACATCCTTTTTTACCGCTTGATCGTAGCTGCGCACAATGCGTTTTTTCTTTTGTGCAGCGGGCTCAGACCTTACCGTAGTGTCATTTTCAGTATCCAGATTCAGGGCATTCAAAATATCCTCCTTGCTGCATGCATATAGGTCGGCCAGAATGCCGATCTGCTTTCTTTTGTCTGCGGCATCACGATATTGCACGCGGATTTCAGCTTTATCAAAATCACTTAACATATGCTTCCTCCCTTTCCTCCCGGCGCGGTTCATCGAAACAGTATTCATTTAATTTCCCATCTAAAAACCTAATTTCATACGGATATGCTTCATGCACTGTGCCGTCTTCGTACTCTATGATTCCAACCACAAGCCAGACTTGGCCGGAAGAATGTCCGCCACGCAGCGGTGATTCTCCCACAGTCTGTGCTTTGTCAGCCCAACGATGAAATAGGGCATTTTTCCCCTTCACGACACATGCTCTATACTCGGAAAATTTCACTGAAATTTCAGCCACGTCAATCTTCCTCCCTTTCCAAAATATATTCCGTTCCCTTTTTTCCGTCGCCGCACTCAAAAGGAGTTGAAAACACCACAATCCAGCCTTGATTTAATGCCTCTCTAAGTTTTGCTGTTGGGTTTGTGTAATTCGCCGGGAATGTCCTTACTATGCATTGCTTTTTCATTGTGCATCCTCCCGGCGCTGGCCGTCCCCGAGCATCAGCTGCCCGTGCTGGTACACTTGATACAGTGTGCGGCCCTTGCCATCCGTCATGTACGGCAAAAACACTTCGTCCACCTGTACGTTGCCCGCCTCCACAAACGCCATTTGCGCCAGTATCCAATCCCGAATGTTTCTCCATGCCGTGCGCTCCGCCTGCTCGGCGTCCGGTCGAATTTTCTGCCGCTCAAAAGC